AGCAGCCCCATCGCCAACGGTAGTAGCACCACCGCCACCAGAAAAAGCCCCATCAGAATTAGAAGACGCAGTAGACAGTAACGCCACCGCCCTGAAAAAGAAAAAGAGAGGGGCTAGAGGTGTTCTTGGAAGAGGGTCTTCAGGTACACAGGTTGCAGGATCATCGGCAGGATCTGGTTTGAGTATAGGTAGTAAAAGTGTGTAGCCCTGCGGGTATGATTGGTAGTCCAAAAGTGAGACGGAAAATTTCTGAATCAGGTTTAGCGGGCATAGGCATGAAAAAAGGCTATGCGGAATATGACAGGGTTAAAGAAAGAATGAACCCTGCCTCCTCAACACCGAATACGGACACTACCTCTAAAAAGCCAAAACAAACTAAAATTAAATATTAATAGGAATTAACAATGCACGATTCATCTATAGCCAAGACGTATGAAAACATGGCATCAGATCGTGATTCGTTCTTATCAAGAGCACGTAATTGTGCTGAGTTAACTATACCGACACTAATGCCTCCTGAAGGACATACAGGGAGCACTCAGTATGTAACCCCTTACCAATCAGTTGGTGCTAGGGGTGTTAACAACCTAGCCTCTAAACTGCTAATGACACTGCTACCCCCTAACCAATCTTTCTTCCGATTAACTATCGATGATTTTGATCTTACGGAACTAGGTGGGGACGCACGAGGTAAAGCAGAGGAAGCACTTGCTCGTATAGAACGAAGCGCGACACAAGAAGTAGAATCAAAAGCGATACGTGTTCCTACTTTTGAAGCACTAAAACAGCTTATCGTTAGCGGTAACGTCTTAGTACATATGCCACCAAAAAGTGGAATGAAAGTATTTCGATTAGACCGTTATGTCATACAACGTGACACGATGGGCAACATCCTAAAAATTATAGTTAAAGAATCTATAGCGTATGATGCGTTACCTAAAGAAGTCTTAGAGGCTTTGATGGAGAACCCTGAGTACCAAGTAGATACTAATAAGAAAGAATGTGACATCTACACTTGCGTTAAGCGCGTGGGTAAGAAGTTTGAAGTACACCAAGAAGTGCATGATATTATTATCCCTAGCACTAAAGGCTCGTACACTGAAGACAAGCTTCCTTGGATGGCGTTACGTTTCATTGCGGTGGACGGTAACAACTACGGACGTTCTTTCTGTGAAGAAATTGTAGGTGATTTAAAATCTCTAGAAGCATTAACCAAAGCTATTGTCGAAGGTAGTGCTGCCAGCTCTAAACTATTATTCTTAGTACGTCCAAATGGTACGACTAAAATGAGAAGTATTGCTGATGCACCCAACGGTGGTATTATTTCTGGTGATGCTAATGATGTAACTACTTTACAAGCTAACAAGTTTAATGACTTTAGAGTAGCACAAGAAACAATGCAGAAGATTACAGAACGCTTATCCTTTGCTTTCTTACTTAACAGCTCTGTCCAACGACAAGCTGAGAGAGTAACAGCAGAAGAAGTGCGGTACATGGCACAGGAGCTAGAGACAGCTCTTGGCGGTATCTACTCTGTACTATCACAAGAGTTTCAAGTTCCCTTAGTCAACCTCCTTTTAGGCAAGATGCAGAAGGAAGGTAAGATGCCTAAGTTCCCTAAAGACACGTTGAAGCCTCAGATCGTTACAGGTCTTGAAGCCCTTGGTCGTGGGCAGGACTTAAACAAACTAAGCCAGTTCTTACAAATGTTACAACCGCTTGGACAAGAAGTTATTCAAAGCGAGTTAAACATTGGTGACTACTTAGATCGTCTCGGTGCATCCCTTGGTATTGATACACAGGGTCTTGTTAAATCTGATGAGCAGAAGCAACAGGAAGCTCAACAACAACAAGAGATGATGCAGCAACAACAGATGATGCAAATGGCAGAGAAGGGTGTAAGCCCTGCTATCAAAGGTATGTCTGATCAGATGCAGCAACAGGCGATGAACGAGGAGGAGTAGATGAGCGAACTTATGGATGCAACAATAAGTTATTTAGATGCTAATCCTCCTGCTCAGGTTCAGGCTGTTGATAGACATCCCGACAAAGCTTTGAGCTTCTACAACAACATTGGCGTTCACGCTGAAAGTGACCACGGTGCTTTACCTATTAGGACACATGATAAAAGAGAAGCACATCTACCTGAAGAACAACGAACCTTTGACGTAGGGTATGGACATAAACTAACAGAGACTGAGCTTAAGTCTGGTACAATTTATGGCATACCTTTTGAAAGGGGTTTAACGTCTGAGGATAAGACCACTATACTTAACAAGGACATGGCTAATAATATAAAAATAGCTAGGGATGGGTCTTGGGATAAAAAGCTAAAAGAAAAGGGAGGCAGTTGGGATAAGATAGATCAAGGATTCCAACTAGTTCTTACTTCTCTGGCTTACAATGTTGGTGGCACAAAAGCAGCTGATGAATGGGATAGCGTTTTGGACGCAGCTCTTAATGGAGATGTTAAACAGTTCGCTAAACAAGCCAGAAGGCAGGACAATAAAAAGAACACTGCGGGTATGGACAACAGGGTTCTTAAAGAAATGTATTTTGCAGGGCTTATTAAAAAAGCCTCTGAAGTAAAAGATGTCTTACCACTAGGTAGCGCAAAAGAAGCGGGCATTCCACAATAAACCAAAAGAGACTATTATGACAGACAACATAAATACACATGAAGAACAAGGCGAATCACAAGAGCACGTAGATGCTATGATTGCCAAAGGTGAGCAGTTAGAGGCGAACAACGATCCTAATAAAGAGGAACGTCCTGACTGGTTGCCAGAAAAATTTAAGACTCCTGAAGATATGGCAAGTGCCTATTCAAATTTGGAGAAAAAAATGGGAGAAGGGCAAACTGCAAATGATGCAGAAGAGCCTGAAGTTGCTCCCGAAGAAACAACAGAAGAACAACCTTCTGGTAGTGAGGTGCAACAAGCAGTAGAGAAAGCTGGTGTTGATTTTACTTCACTACAAGAAGAGTATAATCAAGGTGGATTATCAGAGGATGCTTACACTAAGTTAGCTGATGCTGGTTTCCCCCAGAATTTGGTAGACAGTTGGATAGCAGGACAAGAGTCTCTAAACAGCGATTACCAAAGCTCCGTCCACAACATAGTTGGAGGAGAAGAGTCTTATGGCGAGATGACAACATGGGCAAGCGAAAACCTCAGTCAACCTGAGATTGCCGCCTATGATCGAGCAGTAGACTCAGGAGATATTGATATGGTTAAGCTGGCTGTAGAAGGATTACGCTCAAAGTATCAAGCTGCCGAAGGGACTGACCCAGCATTATTGTCTGGACAATCTGCGCCCTCTTCAGGCGGTACTTATGGCTCTTGGTCAGAAGTGACTCAAGCTATGAGAGACCCTCGATACAGGAGTGATCCAGCATACCGTCAGTCTGTTACGACTAAGTTAGGTCGTAGCAACGTACAATAGTCTCTTTATGCCCTCTTCGGAGGGCTTTTTTAAAAGTAACGGAACACAAGATTAATTACCTTTGACCCCTGCGGGGACAATCTAAGCGGAAAGATTAAGTGCTAAGTGACTAAACATTAAACATTCATTTAAACATTTAACAAAAGGTATATTACAATGGCATGGAACTCAGGAAGTGATACAGGAAGTGTATCCCGATTAGGTTCGATTAACAACGGCATTACTGCTGACGCAAACAAATCAAGCAGAGAACTCTTTCTCAAGCAGTTTGCTGGTGAAGTATTAACATCATTTGAAGAGCGCAACATTGCAATGCCTCTACACAGAGTACGAACTATCTCAAACGGTAAGTCTGCTCAATTCCCTAGCATTGGTACTGCATCAGCAGCCTACCACAAAGCTGGTGACACCATTTATGGTGGAGAAGTAGATGCAAGCGAAATCACTGTAACAGTAGATGACTTGCTCGTAAGCTCAACCTTCGTACCTAAAATTGACGAAGCGATGAACCACTACGATGTACGTTCTATCTACTCATCAGAGATGGGTAATGCTCTAGCTAACGCTGCTGACCGAAACATCTTCTCTACAATCTATGATGCTGCAACTGGTGTTGGCTCTGCTGACCAAACAACTCAGTGGGCTGCTGGTGACGGTGTATGGCACGAGACGGGTGCTGTAGGTAGTGAAGTAGAACAAGCTGGTACATTAGCTCTAACCGCTGGCGGTCAAGGCGTTGTAGACGGTATCATCAAATCTCTTGAGCTGTTTGACACTCAAGATGTAACTGGTGAGAAGTTCTGCGTACTAGACCCAGCTACTTATTACGCGCTACTAGGCACTGACACTACAGCTATGAACCGTGACGTAGGCGGTAACGGCAGTGTTGCTGGCGGTAACGTACCAACAGTAGGCGGTGTTAAGATTCTTATGTCTAACCACCTACCTAAAAATGCAGCTGCTGACGCTACTCCTACACGAATCACTCAAGCAGATGGTGGTTCAGGTTTGGGCGCTTACGCTGTTGGTGAGACTGGTCTTAAAGGCTTGGTATTCACTAAAGATGCTGCGGCTACAGTTAAGCTACTAGACCTAGGTGTTGAGTCTGAATATCAGATTGAACGTCAAGGTACTTTGATGGTTGCTAAGTATGCAATGGGACACAATGTTCTACGCAACAAAGCTGCTATCGCTTTAGTATAGTAACGTTTTATGAGAGCACCCCTTCGGGGGTGTTTCTCTTTATTTTTTCATTGAGGTAAATATGACAACTCCAACAACACAGCTTCAGGCTGTAAACTCTATGCTCTCGACCATTGGCGAAGCACCAGTCAACAGCTTAGACTCTGGTTTAGTTGATGCTGAAACGGCTGAGACTGTACTCAATGAAGTTTCAAGAGATGTTCAGTCATTCGGCTGGAACTTCAACAGTGAGCCAGATGTAGTAGTAGGTAAACAGTTAGATGGTAGAGTGAAGCTAACAGACAACACCTTACGGGCTGACCTAGCTAGTTCAGTAAATAAATATAGAAGTAACAAGAACGAATACGTACAACGTGGTGAGTTTATGTACGATAAAGTACAACACACTTACAATATCAATAAAGATTTAAAACTAGATATTGTCTATATGCTAGACTTCACATTGATACCAGAAGTAGCAAGACGATACATCACAATTAAAGCTGCACGATTATTCCAAGAAAGAGTAGTTGGTAGTGATAACCTCTCAGCCATGAACAGAGCTGACGAGCAACAAGCCCTATTCGCTTTGAAAGAAATGGAAAGCGAGAACGGGGACTATAACATATTTGACGATGGAGGCACGTATAGTGTTCTTGAGCGTTCAATCGGACACAAGGTGATCTAAATGGCTTTAGTTTCTAAAAGCATACCCAACCTCATTAACGGGGTTAGTCAACAACCCGCAGCTCTGCGATTAGAGAGTCAGGGAGAAGTACAGGAAAACGGTTTCTCGGATGTGGTTGATGGTCTTAAGAAACGCCCACCTACAAAGTTTTTAAAACAGTTAAAGTGTCTTAGTGGGGCAAGTAGCACTACCAACACAAACCTAAACGATAGATGGGACTATGTAAATTTATCAGGATTAGAGACAGCATTTTTTCACACGTACAAACGAAGTGATGATGAACAATACCATGTTATCATTACCTCCTTAAAAAAAGTACACGTTTACGACATCGCTGGTAACTTACGATACCAATCAGGTCATGGTAGTTGGTTAGCAAACGGTAACGCAATTGCTAATGCTGGCAATACGGACAACATTGCCGCAACTGCTTATCTACCAACGACACCTTCAGATATTACATCTACCTCTGTTGCTGATGCTACGTTTATTGTTAACAAAGAAAAGACGGTAGAGATGAGCGAGGTAATAGACCCCAAACGAACATTAAACCAAGCCTTAGTTTATCTGAAGGCTGTTAATTACGCTAGGGTCTACACTGTTGACTGTAAATCAAAACAAGGTACGTTAGACCTCGACGCAAGTCAGACAACACCCAAGCAAATCACAAAGACTGTCACTGATGGCGATGAGATCAACTCTGAAGGGTTGCGGGTGTCTGCCATTGTGAGCGAGGATACTGCTGAGTATCCAACACAATCTGGAGCAGCCCTTAGAACACAAATAGCAAGTGATTTAGGTATAGCGGATATTGATTCGTTTAGTAGTATAAGCACTTTGGGCACTGTTGCCACCCCTGTGTCTATAGTAAGTCGATTAACCCTAACAAACGTAAGCCTTTCTGGACTTACCACAACACAGCTTACCGATGATATACACGTTTTAGTTGGCGGCTCTGATATTCCTTATGATGCCACTGGCAGCAACGGGTGGAAAAAGATCGATAACACTACAATAGAGCTTCCCTCGTATGCCTACAAAGCCTCACCTATGCTTATGAGCATAGTTGCTTTCTCTAGAGCTAATGCTCTCGTTACAGATACTGGTGGAAGTTCTACACATGGTTTTATAACTCCTCCCAGCCCTAACAGAGAACCTTACTTTATTATTAACACAACAAACGAAGGGGATGTCAACGATTTCGAAATTACTGTTTCAGATGATGACGGAGGTGTAAACCTTAAAGCATTTAAAGAGACGGCTAAATCTTTTAGTGATCTCCCTAACCAATGTGAACCTGAGTTTAGATTAGGGGTCGTAGGCGATAACCAGAAGAAAGAGGATGATTTCCATGTAGTATTTAAAGGGAATGCTGGTTCTGGTTATTGGAAGGAGACTGTGGGTTATGATCTGCAAAACTATTTCGACCTAACAACAATGCCACATACGTTGAAACAAAACGATGACCTTAGTTTTAGCTTTGGTCAAGGAGAGTGGGATGAGCGCAAAGCTGGAGATGATAACACGAACACCACTCCTAGCTTTGTTGGGCAAAAGATATCAGACATATTCTTCCACAGAAACCGCTTAGGTGTTCTTTCGGGAGAGAATGTAATCTTTAGTGAGGCGAGTGGTTACTTCAACTTTTGGCGAACAACAGTGCGGACACTGCTAGACTCTGATCCTATTGATGTATCAGTCAGCCAGAACGAAGTGTCTGAGCTTAAAGCTGCCGTGCCTATTCAGGATAACCTTTTGTTATTCACAGAGCTTAACCAGTTTACTTTGTCTGCAAGCCAGTTACTAACACCAGCGGAAGTGACAGTAGACCAATCGACTAAGTATGAGTGTGATCTAACAGCCTCACCAGTGAGTGCAGGTAACAGTGTATTCTTTGCCACACAATCAAGCGGTTACGCAGGGGTACGTGAGTTCTTCACAAGAGAAACCACAGAAGTCAGAGACGCTGCTTCCGTTACTTCACACGTTCCATCATACCTTGAAGGAAATATAAGACAATTCTCTTCGTCTGCTAATGAAGATATGCTCGCTTGTCTTACTTCTAGCAACAAGAAAGAATGTTACATTTATAAGTGGTATAACTCCTCAGATCAGCGACTACAAAGTTCTTGGTCTAAGTGGATATTTACAGAAGACATAGCCCACATATACTTTACCAACAATTTAATGTATTTTACATTTGAAGACGGCAGCTACGAGATACTTG